AGGCCGGGCTCGCGTTCCGCATCGCGGACGCGGACTTCCAAAGTGGGCCGTTAGCTCAGTCGGTAGAGCATCGGACTTTTAATCCGCTGGTCGATGGTTCGAATCCATCACGGCCCACCAATAGCTTCAACAACTTACGAAGCGACATTCTCCACCTCCGTAAATGAGTCCGTAAAACAGGACTTGTGACAGTGATCTGGAAGGCCTAAGGTCTTGCCGGGGTCGACTGGCATGGACGCTAGCAAGCGCCGCGCAGTCGAGCAACTGCAGTTCCGGGGAGTGCTCTATGGCGATGACGAAATGCAAGGAATGTGGGAAGGACATCAGCACTACGGCGGTCGCGTGCCCGAATTGTGGCGCGAAACCCGTTCGCACGTCCGGTTGTGCGCAGCTAGTAGCCGGGGGATTCCTGCTGCTTGCACTCTTGTTTGTGATTGGAACGTGCTCGCGGGAATCCAATCCATCCAGGTCGCCCACAGGCTCTAACGCAGCTGCTCGTTCGCCGACACGGGATGCAGCTGCGCCCCCGCCGACGTTGCCGGTCAACGGCGCCCAATGGACGTATGACGCCGAGCCCGATCCGATGGGAAAAGGCGGAACCTATTACGCCGTGGTAAAGAGCTCGAACACAGTCGAGTTCGAGTTTCCATATGCAGGTCCTCAGCGTGGAACTCTTACGTTGAGGAAGCATCCGCGCCACGGCAAAGATGTCATCTTCCAGATCGAACGTGGTCAGCTCTTGTGCAGATCCTACGACGGCTGTTCCGTGCTAGTTAGGTTTGACGACGGACAGGCGCAGAAATTCGCAGCGGGCGGTGCTTCAGACAATTCGACGGAAGTACTCTTCATTCGTGACTACGCGCGATTTGTTAAATCGATGAGCAAGGCGAAGACAGTACGCATTGCTCCTGAGGTGTTTAGGCAAGGGCAGCCAGTTTTTGAGTTCGACGTGTCGGGTTTTGATCCCAAGCTGTACGAACCTTCGGCTAAAGCTGCAACCAGCAATTAGCGCTGATCGTTCGATGCGGGCGTGGTAATGCAACAAACTGGAACATAAAGGTGATGTCAGTATGTGTCCTGAAGAGCTTGAAGATCAGCCCATCGACGATTCGGAAGTTGCGGAAGAGTCGACGGAATACAAATTTGACCTCACCTTCTACGGCGCGGACTACCCGGTAGACGGTCTCGTTAAGCGACTCAAGAACAGGGATGTCGTAATCCCGTCGTTCGACCCGGCGAGCGAGATGCCTTTGGAAGTTGAAGCCTTCCAGCGCAAGTTCATCTGGACGAAGCTGCAGAGTGAACGTTTCGTGGAATCGCTTCTGCTCGGCCTTCCGGTGCCCGGGATCTTCTTAGTCCAGGAGTCCAACAGGCGGTTGCTCGTTCTGGATGGGCAGCAGCGGCTACTGACGCTTGCGGCGTTCTATTCAGGCGTCCTGAACAAGAAGGAGTTCCTTCTCGAGAACGTCCAACAGCAATTTCGCGGGAAAGGGTACTCAACCCTTGACGAGGATCAGCGTCGCACTTTGGACGATGCAATAATTCATGCAACGGTGATCAAGAAAACACAGGATTCGCAGGATCTTTCCAGCATCTACACGCTTTTTGAGAGGCTCAACTCCGGCGGCACGAGGCTCTCGCCGCATGAGATCCGCGTCGCGTTGGTGCCCGGACCGCTGATGCATCTGGTGCGCGAGCTAAATAACGACACGTACTGGCGAGGTGCGTTCGGAAGTCCATCGAAAAGTCTGAAGGACCACGAACTTATACTCCGGTTCATCGCGCTCTTCTTCGCGCCGATTCCTTACGAAAGTCCCATGAAGGACTTTTTGACTGCTTACGCTCAGCACAACAAAGATCTTTCTCAAGAATCCGCCAACGACATCGTTCACGCGTTTCGCGGCACCATTCATAAGATCGTTCAGGCTGTCGGAAGCAAACCCTTCCGCCTCAAGAACGCACTCAATGCCGCGGTGTTCGATTCGGTCATGGTCGGCCTCGCGCGTCGGCTTGCCACTGGAGTGCCTGCCGATGTGGGAAAAATTGGTGAGGCGTACTTCCGGCTGCTTTCCGACACTGACTATCTCTATGCAGTTAGCAAGGCAACCGCCAGAGAAGATCAGGTTGCTTCGAGACTGAAGCTGGCCACGGCCGCATTCGCCGCGGTGTAGCCGATGAAGCGGCATGCGTCTTTGAAAGCTGCTCTCGACGCGACGTTTGCCCGCGCGGGAAAGATTGATCCGGGAGAGATTGAGCTCAGGGCCGATTTCGCGCGCTTACTGTGCGTTCTGGTTTCGGGGTTTCTTGATCAAACGGTGAAGAATTTCACTACGGAGTATGTTTCGAAGCGTGCTTCTCCGGTTGTTTCGAACTTCGTGACCCAGTCAATAACGAATTTAACGAATCTTAAGTCTGGAAAGCTTTCGAGTCACTTGCTTGCGTTTGATCCGCGCTGGAAAGCTGCATTGGAAACTCTGATCGCTGACGAGCGAAAAGACGCCATCGACAGCCTGGTCGCGCTTCGCCATGGGATTGCTCATGGCAAGCCGGGCGATGTGACCCTCGTGCGCGTGATCAGCTATTACAAAGAGATCGTGAAGATCGTCGATGGATTGCGAACGCTGATGGAGATCGAAGGAGAGACGTGAGAGGGCGCGACGTTCGCGACCCTACGCGGAAGGCTTAACGACAGGAACACTCTTGTCGTAAACCTTCATCATTGCTTCGGAGACACCAAGGGCATCCTGCTTCTCCGCTCGGTTACCCGTGGTGTCAGTGCCTCCCTTTCGTTTCAAGTCGTGCGGGCTGAAGCGCTGGGCTTCAGTGATGACGTTGGCCTCGATGGCCTTGTGGATCAGGCGTTGCCAAGCGGTATCCAGCGTCGACTTCGGCAGCGGTTCGCCGCCCTCGTTCAAGAACAGGAACCGATCTTCAGCGCGGATCCGCTCGGGCTGCCTCCGCTTGGCGACGATGCTTCGGCGGAGTGCCAGCGCACCCTCCCATGCAGCCTGCAGGCGAGGAGTCCACTCGACCAGGTTGTCTCGGCTGCCCTTGCGGCGGTTCGTGCGCAAACCATCCTTTTCGCCGTGCGCTTCCGTGAGCGTGATGGTCTCGATGCCGCGCAAACGGCAGAGGTAGCCCAGCTCCATCACGAAGGGCAAGTACGGCGCGACCGATCCTTCCGTTCGCGCCTGCAGTGCCGCGCGCTCGCGCGCGAACTGCAACAGCGCGGTGTATGCATCGTGTTCGGGGTAGCGCTGCTGCTTCCGTTCCTTCGCAGCCTCCAACCCCTGCGCCGGATTCTGGGGAACGAGGCCGCGATTCAGCGCCCAACGAAAGACCAAGCGCGAATAGCGCAGCACTTTGTTCGCCTTCGTTGGCGTCCCATCGCTTTCCAGACGGTCGATCATGCGTTGGAAATGCTGGTTGCGCAGTTTGCCCACTTGCAGCTTCCCAAACGTCACGCCGAGCGCAGTTGGGAAGGCCAGCATCACGTCGCGGCTGTACTCGTAATCATCACGCGTGGTCTTGGCCAGCTTTTTGAACTTCGCGCTGGCGTGGTATTGCTCGCACACCCATTCGACGGTGCCCTTCTCGGTATCTGACTCTGCGATCGAATGGAGATCGGACAGACGCGCGGCCGGGCCAGCGACGGTCTTGCGCCGCGGCTTACCTTCGTCGAGCACGAACACGTACCAGCGGCCCTTGCCCGTCCGGTCCCAGTAGACGCCCTTGGGCAATGCCTTCTGGTCAATGTGCGTCGGGATCGAAGGATCGTGTTTGCGTTCGCGCGGTGCCATCACATGATCTCGGTCGGATATGCGTCTTCGTTCGCTGCGCCGACGCCGAGCGCCTCGTTCAGCGCGTCGACCGTCGTCCAGATGCCGCCCTTGCCGTCGTAACGGTACCGCACGCCCTGAGTGCGCGCCCAGCGCTCCACTGTGGCCAGCCGCGGGTGCGCGCCTGGCTGGCAAAGCTCCTGCAGGTCCTCGAATTGGAGAATGGGGCCGATCATTCCCGGCCCCCTCGGCGCTGCGCCACTCGCGCGCGCCTGGCGATTTCGCGCTTGAGCGCGTTTAACAGCGACTGCGCTGCAGGGATCTCGCGACGCAGGCGAGCGGACGTTGCGGAAAGCTCCGCATCGGTCATGGCTCGGGCTGTGGTCGTGGTGCTTTTCACGCGGCGACTGCCATCCGGATGGACGAATTGATCGGATCGAGATTCGCTTCCGCGAGCGCGCGCAGCGGCGGCGGGCTGACGCTGTTGCCGACCATGCGGATGGCCTGGGTGCGCGTGATGCGCCGGCCGTCCGCGGTGCGGTCGATGATGTAGTCCGGCGGGAACCCTTGTGCGTTGAACAGCTCGCGCTCGAAGAGCATCCGATAGAGGATGTCGATGCGATAACCGACCACCACCGGTTCGCCAACAGCCATGTCGCCGCCGCGCGCCATCGTGATGGTGCGCAAGGGATCGCCGGCCAGACGCACGCCGGCACTGCTGCTGTTGCAGGTGCTGACGACGACCGGGTCGACGAGTCCGAACCGCCCCTTCGTCGTAACGGTCGGCAGGGGTTCGCTACACGGCTGGCCGGTCGTGCCACTTCCGCTGCCGTAATACGGCGCCACGATGGGCTCGAACATCTGCGGACGTGCGCAACCCGGCCTCGCGTGGTTCGCTGCGCCGCCGGTCGTGATCGTCGTCATCGGTTCGGTAACGGGCTTAGCTTTGGACGAGCCCTGCGTTCCCATCAGCACCGGCTGGATCACGGGTTCGACCAAGTTCCCGGCGCCGCCGGTGAGGATCGTCGGCAACGGCTCGTCGACGGGCCGTGCGCTTCGACCGCCTTCGCTGGCGTTTCGATGGAGGATCACCGGCCGGAGGAAGTGAGGTGCTGCGCCATTGCCCCCCGTTGTGATCGTCGGCACCGGGTTGGAAACCGGGCGGGCCGCGCCACCTCCACCCGTTGCCATGACCATGCCGGCGCGATGGCCCATGCGCTGCGCGATTTCCTCTGCCTGCTCCAGGGTGATGTCGAGACACGGGTCTCGTCCATCGCGCAGCGCGGACAAAGCGTCGATGTACGGGTGGGGCCAGCGGCCACGAATGGCGCCCGCCAGTAGGCGTTTGATGGTGTTGGGCCGCAGCGGGCGCTTCCGCGTGAAGATGCTGGTTCCGAGCACACTCCAGTCGATGGCGTCGGCCGCTGCACGCTTCCGAACGGGGCCAGTGTCGCGGTGAGTCGGCGCGGGCCACTGGATCGGAAGCCCATCGCGCCGTGCCAGCAGGAAGAGCCGCTCGCGGTCGGTGCCTGCGCCATGGTGGCTCGCGTCCAACTTCCGCCATTCCACCTGGTAGCCAAGCGCACGCAGAGCGGCGACGAATTGGCGCCAGGTGCGCCCCGTACGCTTCTTGTCGGGCACCAGCTGCTGGTTCTCGACCGGCACGCGTTCGCCGCGCGCCGCCACGGTGCCGTCCATCTTCAGCACGCGACCTGTCGCCTTGTCGCGCTTCGCGACCAGCGGGCCCCACGTCAGAATCTGCCACACGTTTTCCAGCGACACGATGCGCGGTGCGAGACCAACGCGGCTCAGCTGTCCGCACCACTTCAGCACGACCCACGAGAGCGCGCGAGTCTTCCGGCTTCGCGGCTGGCCGCCCTTCGCCTGGCTGAAATGGGTGCAGTCGGGCGACGCATGGAACCAGCCAACCTTTCGGCCTGCGACGTCGACGCGCGGATCCGCATGCCAGATATCCTCGCGATGGTGGATCGTTAGCGGGTGGTTCGCCGCGTGCATGCCGATCGCCCATTGGTCGTGGTTGTAAGCCAGCGCAGGATCGATGCCGATGGCCTGCTTCAGCGCTTCGCTCGCGCCTCCGCCGCCGGCGAAGAGGTCGATGACGATCTCGCCCGGGCGCAGTCGGGAGGACTGCGGGCGCGGGAAGTTGAAGCCACGCGAGCCGTCAGCCATTAGGCCCACGCTGCGGCTTCGTTGCGTCCTTAAGGTTCTGCACGATGTCGCTGCATGCATCGGCGGTGTACGGCTTGTCCTTGTCGGTCAGTGCCCCGCCCAAGGTGATCGCGTCGGCGACCACGGCCACCGGGACGGCGACCACGCCGACTGCTGCCTTGGTGAGCGACTTGAAGATGTTCACGGCGCAGCCTCCATCGCGCGAACGGCTGCTCGGAAGATCCGCGGCGCATGCCAGTTCGGGTCGCTGATGATCGTGTTCGGACCGGGATAGTTCTTCACGAAGTAGTCCGTGAACTCGGCGAGAGCCTTCTCCTTCCCGGCCTTCTGCACCGGGCGTGCATCGTCAGACTCCAGCACCAGTGCCGTTAGACGCTGCACTTCTTCGCGCAACTGCAGGTTGTTTCGCACCATCCCCGCCGGGTCTGTGTTGCTGACAAGCCGCTCGATGTAGAAGCGCACGCCCTCCGGCAGGTGCATCGTCGGGTACCCGTAGTTCCAGGCGGCTAGCGCCTGCGCCTCGTCCTCCGGGTGCACGCGGTACAGGTGCGACGCGCAGCCGAATTCCGGCTCGCGGCCTTCCGGCGGCGTCAGCGTGTCCCAGCGGCCGTCGTTGGAATTCGGGGCACCGTCGTTGAGGTGCCACGCCTGGATGCGGCAACCGGCGAGGAAAGCGGCAAGCAAATGCGCGTGCGGGTTGATCTGGAGGTCCATGCGAAGGCTCCGAAAGGTTGTTGACGAACTGTCAGCGACGGTCCGACGGGGTGATGTGATGCGCGGGCAGCGCGCACGTACGCGCAGCGGGGGCGGGCGTGGGCGCTGCGTCCTCGCGTTCACGTTGGGCGCGCTCGTTAGCCCACTGCCGAGCTCGCCGGCGGTACTCGGCGGCGTTGATGTGGTTGCCGAGGTGCTCTTCGGCGTCAGCGACGGCTTCCAGAAAATCGGGGCCGTCGAGGTGCGTGGTGGTGGTGTCGTACATGGGGGTTCCGTTAGGCCGCGTTCTTGGCGCGGCGATGAAGGGGAATCTCGCTGACACGCGAACGCGCAGCGAGGAACTCGGATTGCTGCTGTGCCTGGCTCTTCCCCGACTGGCTGTGTTCGCCATGACGCAGCTTCTGGATCTTTCCGCCGCGCTTCAGGAAGGAAGCGATATCCCGCTCGATCGCGTCCCGCTCCGCCTGTTTTGCGTTGACGACATGGCTGCGCATTGGCGACCCTGGTCGCGTGGTCAAAGACAGCGCCTCGGAGGCCCGGATCGAGGCTGGAGGCGTGGAAATGGCTTTGCGCGGGGTTGTCGGCTTGCGCTTCGCCATTGGGCTCGCCGTCGCGGCACGCGTCGTGGACTCCGGCGGCGTCTTGGCGGAAGGCGCCTGAGCGTTACGCTTTCGCCGATCGACCGGGGGAACCTCCGCAAGGCGGTAGACGAACTTCCGCTTTGCGCCGCTGCGTTGCACCTTCTTCTTCGTGATGAGGTTGCCGAGCGACGCGCCAAACAGGGCAGACGTGATCCCCGGCTCGACTTCCTGGTGAATCACCGGCAAGGTCGCGCCTTCAGGATTCGCAGCAAGCCAGTCGAGGATGCGTCGCTGGCGCGAGAATTGAACGTCACTCACGCGCGCACCTCGTCAGGGATGCCCCTGCCCAGCTGTTTCGCGAGCTGCAGTCCTGGCTTCGTCAGCGTCGATCTGCTCGGCGACATCGGGTCGTCGAGCTCGACCAGGTACGCGCGGTCGAGCATGCGCATGAGGCGCAGAGAGAATGTCGGGACGTGCTGCGTCTCGCTGCGGTGAGTGCTACACGCACCGGCCGGTACGAACCCCGCGCGCGTTCGCTGGAAGGAATGAGTCGGCGATGACAGCGCTGCACGGAGCGCCTCACGCTGAAGGGGCTTTAGATCGGCGAGTTGGAGCATGGCGGCCTCAGGCGGCGGTAGCGATGGCATCGAACACGCGCTGACGCACGAGCCCGAGGTCGCAAAGGGGGATCTGGTTGATCGAGGGGCGATTGGCGTTCCAGCGCTTAAGCGCCTTTTCCGTCGTCAACGCCGGCACGGTGGCGGTGTTGCAGCGCACGCACTCGACGTGGAACTGCGGCGGCACCGCACGGCCGATCAGGGTCTGCCCACGCGGTGTGCCGCGGCTCTCGATCAGCTGCGGGTGATGGCCGCGCTCGCACAGGCGTGCGCCATCAGGGAGGGGTTGTCCGATCTGGTGCATGTCAGCGCCTCCAGCTGTTTCGGGACGGCTCGTCGTCCTGGTCGGTGCCACGGAATGCCGAGGACACGATGAAACCCAGGCAGAAACCGAAGCTCAGGGCGCTGTAGACGACGACTGCGAGGGCGGTGCCGGTCATGCCGCTTTCTCCTGGCTAGAGTCGTCGTTGTGACGACTCTGGTTTTGAGCGAGTGCGAGACGGACGCTCGACAGCGTCGCGGCGTCGGACGCATCGAGCGTTGTTAGTGGGGCGTGGCTGGGGTCGTCGAATGGCGACTTCGGCAGCGCCGTGTCGGCGAACAGTTCGGGGAAGGCCGCAGTGAGCGCGGCCTCGAGTGCGTGCGAGTTCATCGCGCCACACCTGCCCGAGCGGCGGCGACGGATTCGGCCTCTACCCAAGCGCGCCGCCAGCGATACGCAGTCGCTCGGCTCATTTCGAATCGGCGCATCAGGGCGCCCACTGTGGGCGCGGCGCCGTCCCTGAATTCCTGAGCTAGATTGACCGCGACCCACATCGCGATTGGCATGCCATGTGGCGCGGACATGCGCGACGCCGGGAGAGTCTGCCCCTTCTTCCGCCCCCTGCTCACGGCGCACCATCCTTGGCGAGCGCATCGCTGAGTGCGTCCGCACACACCACCGCTTGGCGTGCGGCTACTGCGGCAGAAACCTCGATTGGGGTCTGGGCGAGAAGCCCCTGCAGCGCCAGCGCGGCGTAGATCTCGCGCTTCGTCATCCCATCGTGGTACGCAAGCTTGGCCGAAACGTGCTCCTCGACGCGCGAGGAGGGGAACGCTGGCTGCGAACCATGGATTTGCCCTGGGGTCTGCAGAGAGGCCACCTGTGTCTCCTTCGCCCCTCCGCCGGATGGCGGTGTCATGGGGCGCTGGAATGGAGCCTATGCATAACGGGATAACAATGCAATCCCGAAACGGATAGATCGTGGCCCGTTCCGACGAACGGTAGGGCGGATCGGGACTGGAACCAGGCGCTTGAGCAACAAAAAAGCCCCCAACGGGGGCTTTTTGGCGGCGGACTGGCCGGACGGCTATGCCACTTCGTCTTGGGGCCGCAGCAGCCCGGCCTCGTAGTAGGAGATCCCATCGCTGTTGTGGAAGTGGTCGCGCGCCTTATCGATCATGCGGTGCAGATCGATAATCTCGTTGTCGCTCAGTTCTTCCAGATCGCGTTTTCCGACCAGGGCCTGCTCGAAGAAAAGCTCCACCTGCATGTACTTGAGGTGGCGGCGAAGCGCGCGTAGCCAACGGATGCGCGACTCACGCTCAATCTCGGTCCAGCCCTGGTGAGTAGCGTTGGGACGAAATTCGAAGACGTTTGAGACAACTGACAGGGTTGGCGTCGAGCCGCATCCCTCCAACTCTTGCACCCGATTAGCCAGCCTTTGCGCTAGCTCCTTGAACCTGTCGTTGCTCATCAAATCCCCCCTCTCGTACCTTTTGCCCAAGCCTCTTCGTCAAATCGATCACGTTCTCGCGCGTCACCGGGCCGCCGAATTCTTCGACCACCAGGTATGACGTTTCCAGGAGAACCGGATCGGATAGCCATTCAGGCGGCTTACCGAGCACGTCCAAGTACTCGCGCAGCACGGTCACCGCGTTCCCCATCTTCTCGAAGTCGGGTCGCGCAAACTGAGAAGCGCCCCACGACCCGAGGTTGTCGCCTGTAAGCTCCGCGACCGAGACCTGGAAGTAGCCCGCAAGCAACGCGAGCTTGGCGTGCCGCGCGTCCTGTATCCCGCTTGGCTTGTCGGGATTCAAGTAGCGCTGGAGCCAGGACTGGCCGACGCCGGAAGCGTCGCCTACTTCCTTGACGCTGCGGTCGCCCATCAGGCGTCGGATGTTTTGTCGGACGTTATCCATATCGGAATGGTCACGTATACCGCTCGTCGGAGCGAATTCCGAAACGGATTGCAAAACTATCCCGAACGGGATAACGTCCGGCTCCATGACGCCATCAGCAGCCATTGAGCACCTCATCACCGCCGGGATGACGGAGAAGGCCATTGGTGCCTCCGTCGGCGCCGGGCAGTCCACGATCAATCGAATTCGGCACGGGCGGATGCATCCGGCGTGGGCCGTCGGCGACAAGCTTGTTCGACTTGCTCAGTCCGCGATTGAGACCGCCGGGCTGAGCGACAGCGAAGAAGACGGCGACCACGGTACCGGCGCCGCCGTCATGGGCGTAGTGGCGGAGTGCATCAAACCTAAAGCTGAGTCGGCTCGTTCTCATGGGGAACAGCATCGCCGCGCTGTGGGCAGCAACGCATGAAGCCCGCTCCTCAGTTCTTGCCGCCGCGCCAGTCTGTCATCTACGCGCACACGCGCCGCATGCTCGACCAGACGGCCATCAACGCGAATAGCTTCGCGATGGCGGTCGCCGGGCGCTACATGGCCACCACGGCGCCTGACGTACGCGCCGTGCCGTTTCGGTTGGGTGAGGGCGACGATCTGTTCGCCGCGATGAAGAACAACGGCCAGATCCTTCGGCGCTACATGGATGGCACGGTGAAGGTGCTGCCGGCGGATCTCGAAGACGCATGGGTGCTCGCGTTGCCGGAACCGTTCCGATCCGAATGCGAGCGCGACCTAGCGCAGCGCCGGCAGCGCGTGACGTACCAGTTGCCGCAGAACGCAACGGGTCGTGACTTCTCCACGATCGCCCACGTCCTGTCCGAATCCGGGCAACTGTGCAGTGCGTGGGGCGAGGCGCTCGCTGATGGCGAGATCACCGGCGATGAGTACGTGCGCCTGGTGGCGGAAAGCGACGACGTCATGTCGTCCGTTCTCGAATTCAGAGCCCACCTCGCCGAGCGGCGAGGGCAGGGGAAGTAACTAACGCAACTCAGGGGGACGGCAGCGATGCCCGACTTGATGGACGCTGTGCAGGCGCAGACCGACGCTCAGCTCGAGAACGCGCTTAACCACCACGCCAACCGCGCGCGCCCGCAAGGGCGGACGCATTGCGAGAACCTAGACTGCGGAGAACCCATCTCGCAGCAGCGTCAGGGCATGGGCGCACGCTTGTGCGTGCCCTGCGCGACAGCCGAGGAATCGCAGGCCGTGCACTTCCGGACGTGGGGTCGTTGACTCATGGCCACTCGCCATCGGCGCATTCCATCACGACGCTCATGCCTCCCGACCCGGCCGAACCAGTGCGCCGCGCGAGGCCTGGCAGCGGCTCGCGCGGCTTTGGAAGGCGAGGGTGACGCGTTGCCCGCGGATGCGTTTGCGGCGCTGCAGGCGCAATGGGACCGCGAGCACGACGCCGAGTGCAGCCCTCAGGCCGTGCTCCCACTGAGACCGAACGCGTGACCCGCGCCCCATCTCCCCATGTGTTGCAGGAGCGCGCAACAGCGACCTTGCACGCAACGCGCGGTGCCACGCATAAGGCGACGTCGATGGCCGGGAATGGGTCCTCCCTAGGGGTGCCCGTCGAGGGTAATTCGGACCCCGTTTGCCACCTAGTTAGCAGCCGCTGGAGTTACTGAACATGGCTGCCAATTACGACGACGTCCTGCAGCAGCTGCGCGAAGCCGGCCTAGTGGTCGACACCCTGCAGATCGGACGCATGGTTCGAACGAAGGTGGAGGGCGACCGCGAGAAGCGCGGCTGGTACAGCCTGCACGAGCTGCGCCTGGACGACGGCGACGACGTGCTCGTCGGCAGCTTTGGCCAGTGGCACGGCAACGACAACGGCGCCACGAAGGTGGAACTGCGCAAGCGCGAAGTCAGTCGCGAGCAGCGCGAAGCGCTGCGCCGCCGCCTAGCTGAAGACCGCAAGCGCGCAGAGTGCGTGCGCAAGGCAGAAGCGGAACGCGCGGCTGCGGCGGCGGCGAAGGCATGGACGGCGTGCTCGGCAACCGGAGACAGCGAGTACCTGGTGCGCAAGGGCGTCATCGCGCACGGTGTTCGCTTCTCGCCTTCGGGCGCGATCGCCGTGCCGATGCTCGATGCCTCGGGCAAGATCCACGGCCTGCAGATCATCCGCGGCAAGGCGGCGAAGCCTGGCCAGCGCGACAAGGAATACTGGCCGCGCGGCGTGGCCACCAAGGGCCACTTCCACCTGATCGGCGCGCCCAGCTGGATCGTGCTCGTGGCGGAAGGGTATGCGACGGCGGCGACGCTACACGAGGCCACGGGCTTTCCGGTTGCTGTAGCGTTCGACGCCGGCAACCTCGGGGCGGTCGCCGCCGCGCTGCACAAGCGCTACAAGCAGGCGCGCGTGCTGATCTGCGCCGACGACGACATCTACGGCAAGTGCATCGGCTGCCACGGCCGCGTCGTGCTCCCTCAGCACCCGCACGACTGCCCGCACTGCGGTGCGCCGCACACGCGCACGAACACTGGCGTGACGGCGGCGAGCGCCGCAGCGCTGGAGGTTAGCGGCGCGTGGGTGGTGCCGCAGTTCCGAGGGGAGTCGGCACGCCAGGCGGCGTTCCTCGAACATGGCCGCAAGGCAAGCGACTTCAACGACCTGCACGCGGCCGAAGGCCTGCACGTCGTGCGTTCCCAGATCGAGGCCCGCCTCTCGGATCTCGGTTGGTCATCCGCGGCGCGCCAGCCGCGCGTGCCTTCCAACACCGGGGGGCAGGGGAGCGCACTGCGCCCGATCGAAACGCTCGACGAACTGCTCGACCGATTCGCGCTGGTATTCGGTCAAGGCGGCACGGTCTTCGATCGACAGGAACACTGCCTGCTCGCGTTGTCGGACATGCGCGACGCGTGCATGTCGCGTGACACGCATCGGGCCTGGCAAGAGCATCCGGAGCGATCGATCGTGCGCGTGTCAGAAGTCGGATTCGACCCCGCCGATGACGATCCGAATATCACGTGCAACCTGTGGGCCGGCTGGCCGACGACGCCGAAGGCAGGGAAGTGCGAGCGCCTGCTGGAGCTGCTCGCGTACATGTGCAGCGCCGAGCGGAACAGCAAGGTGCTGTACGACTGGGTGATCCGTTGGATCGCATACCCGCTCCAGCATCCCGGCGCGAAGATGAAGACGACGCTGGTTCTGCACGGCCCGCAGGGCACCGGCAAGAACATGTTCTTCGAAGCGCTCATGGCGATCTACGGCCGATACGGTCGCGTGATCGATCAGAGCGCGATCGAGGACCGCTTCAACGATTGGGCGAGCCGCAAGCTATTTCTGATCGCCGACGAAGTCGTGGCCAGGTCGGACCTGTACCACGTGAAGAACAAGCTCAAGGCGTTCATCACGGGCGAGTGGATCCGCATCAACCCGAAGAACATGGCGGCCTACGACGAGCGCAACCACGTGAACGTCGTGTTCCTGTCGAACGAAGCCATGCCGGTCGTGCTCGAAGAGGACGACCGACGGCACACGGTGATCTGGACGCCGGAGAAGCTGGAGCGCGACTTCTACCTAGCGTTGTTGGCCGAGATCGAAGGCGGCGGCGTCGCTGCATTGCACGACCACCTGCTGCACCTGGACCTTGGCGATTTCGGGCCGGGGACTTTGCCGCCGATGACGGCGGCGAAGAACGAGCTGGTGAACCTCAGCCTCGATAGCACGAGCCGGTTCTACTACGAGCTCACGCAGCGCGATGTCGGTGGAATTCTCCCGAGGCCCGCCCTTAGTCAGGACCTCTACGAGCTCTACAAGGCCTGGTGCCACAAGGGCGGACATCGGCCGGCGCCGCTGCCTAAGTTGCTCAACGCCTTCGACCGCAAGCATCGATCGCCAGCGGTGCGAAAGCGCTACCAGATGGGAAGCGACCTCAAGGGGCCGCACGGGATCGTGATGTTCGACCAGACCGCGCCCGATGGCTCCAGCGAGACGGGGTGGCTCGGCGAGCAGGTGGGCAAGTTCCGAGACGCGGTGAAGGACTACAAGGCGGCGACCTATGGCTGATGCGGCCAACTGTGTGCGGTATGTGCGGCATGGCGTGCGGTACCGCGTGCGCCTTCAAACCCTCGCCATTGCTGGCTTGTGCGGTATGTGCGGCACGCTCTCTATAGTGCGTGCGTGCGCCCGCGTGCACACCCGTGCAGGCGCGCGCGCGCATGCGCATCCCTCCCGCACATACCGCACATACCGCACAGGCCATGCGTGGCGCGGGTTCCATACCGCACACCGAACCGCACGCCATGCCGCACAGTCGTGTTCGCGCGCGCGTCAATCATTTTTGCTGCCTTGCCTTGAAGAAAAGGTAGAAGGGGAGGCTGGTCGATGAGCCATCCTGAGACCGCCTCGGCCGCTGAGTTCGCGCGCATCGCGGAACGCACGCGCAGCTACATCACGGAACTCAAGGCAGCGGGCCGCCTAGTCCTGACCGAGGATGGCAAGCGCATCCGCGTGGCGGAATCTCTGGCGCGCATCGCCGCCACGCGCGACCCGTCGAAGGAAGGCGTAGCCGCGCGCCACGAGGGGGCTCGCAATCCCGTGGGGCACGGGGAGGGGCTGGGCGCCATCGTCGCGCCCGCGGCCGGCACGCAGGACGACGAAGACGACACCCAGGCGACCAGCGGCTACCAGCACTGGCGCGAACGCAGCGAGCGCGCGAAGGCCCTGGGGCTGGAGCGAGAGAACCGCCTGCGCGATCGCGAGCTCCTGGACGCGGCCGAAGTTGTTGCTGCCGTCACCGCTGCGATCGCGACGTTGCGCACGCGCCTGGAGAGCCTGCCCGATGTCCTCGGTCCGCAGTTGGCTGCGGAGGTTGACGAAGGGCGCGTGCGAGCGCTGATGGCGGAGACGATCGAGCACGCGCTGGACGACACCGCGCGCCGCTTCCAAGCTCTCGGCAAAGCGGAGGCTGAGGCATGAGGGCGGCTGCGCGAGTCAACATCGCCATCGGCCGTGCGATCGCGCCGCGCAAGCCACTCACCGTCTCGCAGTGGGCGGATGCCGAACGCGTGCTGTCGAGCAAGGGCAGCGCCGAGCCGGGCCGCTGGCGTACTGCGCGCAACCCGCCGCTGCGCGAGCCGATGGATGCGCTGTCGCTACGCAGCAACGTGCACGACGTGGTGATGATGTTTCCCATCCAGTTCGGAAAGACCGAAGTGGCCGTCAACTTCATGGGCTACACCATGGACCACAACCCCGGCCCGATCATGGTTTGCCTACCGGGCGAGGTCTCGATGGGCAAATGGTCCGCGCAGAAGCTGCAGCCGGCACTGGAGGAGACGCCTGCGATGCGCAAGGCGCTGACCAGCGTAGCCAGCCGAGACGCGGCCAACCAGCGCACGTTCAAGGATTTTGCCGGAGGTCAGTTGTACCTGGAGCACGCCGGCAGCCCAGCCCGCCTCAAATCGACATCGGTTCGCGACCTGGTAGTCGACGAGCTCGACGAGTTCTCGAACAATCTTCAGGGTGGCGACGATCCGGTGTCGATGCTCGACGGCCGCACGTCAGCGTTTCCGGCCACGTTCCGCCGCCTGTACATCAGCACGCCGCAGGTGCAGGGTTTGAGCCGCATCGAGCAACTTTGGAACAAGAGCGACCAGCGGCGCTTCCACGTCGCATGCCCGGACTGCCGCCACGAGCAGCCGCTGGAGTGGAGTGGTCTGCACTGGACGCCTGATGGCAGCGAGGTCTGGTACACGTGCCGCGAGTGCGGCGTCGTGATCCCCGAGCATCGCAAGACCGATATGATCGCGGCCGGTCGCTGGATCCCCGCGCACCCCGAGCGCAGGGTCCGCGGCTACCACATCAACTGCTTGTATTACCCGATCGGCCTGGGCCCACGCTGGGCCGACCTGGTGGCGATGTGGCGCGATGCGCAGAACGATCCGGCAAAGCTGAAGACCTTCGTCAACGATCGCCTGGCTGAGCCGTGGGAAGACCCGGCCATGCGCTCGGTGAAGCACAACGTCATCGCCGACCGCGCCGAGTCGTATCGCCTGCGTGTCGCGCCGGCGGGCGTGCTGGCGATCACCGCGGGCGTCGACACGCAGGACAACCGCCTGGCCGTCCACATCACCGGCTGGGGCCGCGGCATGGCGTGCTGGACGCTGGACTACGTCGAGCTGATGGGCGATCCCGCTGATGAGGCCGTGTGGGTCGCCTTGGTTGATCTGCTCAACAAGCCGATTGAGCATGCGCTCGGCGGGCTGCTCCGCGTGGAGGCGACAGCGATCGACACCGGTGGCCATCGCACCGAGGCGGTCAAGTCCTTCGTGCGTGCGCGCCGCATCCGCCGACCGCTGGCCATCTTTGGTGCGTCGCAGAACAACGCGCCGGTGCTGGGCAAGGGCAAACTGCAGGACATCAACTGGCGCGGGCAACTGGACAAGCGCGGCGTGCTGACCAATGCAGTAGGCACGGTAGCCATCAAACACCTCCTCTTCAGTCGCCTGAGCACAGACGCCGAGAAACAAGCCGACGCGCGCCTGGTGCATTTCAGCGACGAGTTGCCGCCGGAGTACTTCACCGGCCTGGTGAGCGAAACCTATAACCCCAGCAAGAACCGATTCGATAAGCGCCGTGGCGCGCGCAACGAGCCGCTCGACACGTGGGTATACAGCTATGCGGCCACGCACCATCCGGAGCTCCGCCTGCATAGAGCATCCAAAGCGGACTGGGATGCCCGGGCTGCGCGATTGGGAGTGGAGTCGCCGAGTGATTCCCGTGAAACATTTCCGGCTGCGACCCCAGCTTCGGTTCCGGCTGTTCCCCAGAAAGATTCCCGTGGAACAAACGCGCGCGGTTTGGTTGACGGCGACTGGGTGATCGGATGAGCAAGGACCTTGATCGTTCGGAAGCGCTTCGCCGTGAACTGGTCGGCGCGATTGTCCAGGAAACCGGCATGCGGGAGGTGATGGCGCTGCCGATCGCGGACAGTCTGATGACGTACTTGCAGCGCGAGTATCCAGGGCAGACGCTCTACATTCCTGCGCCTGCGCGGCAGTACGACGTGTTGCAGATCCGCGCAGCCCTTGAGCGCGGGGTTTCCCCCGCTGAGGTGTGTCGCGCGCACGCGATGTCGCGCGCCACGCTCTATCGAATGTTTCCAGGCGGGCTCCCCAAGGGCGTGCAACCGGCAGCCTAATCCCAACTTTCGCTAAAGGTTGAGACGCGGACCACCGCGAACACTTAGATTCACATGGTTTCCGCGTCGAGGCGTTTCACGGATTTTTAGATTTGGGACGCCCGCCTCGCCAAGCTATGCAGCGTGGGGACCATCAACGAAACGCGACTGCAGCGCTACCTGGACGCCGAGGCTCAGATCCTCGGCGGCCAGACGGTGCGACTTGGTGATCGGCTGCTGCAACGTGCCGACTTGGCGGAAGTTCGCGCCGAGATTTCCCGGCTGCAGGTCATCGTCAATCAGGAGCACGCGGCGGCCAGCGGCCGCGGCGGTCGTTTCTCGCAAGCGGACTTCAGCCGATGACGGGCTCCGCGGCCACTGGCGTGTCGCGCCTCAGCGCTATCGTCGCCGCCGATCGCGCCGTTGCTGTCATCGAACGTCGCGTCGAATCGACGCAGCCCGCTATGGCGCGGGTACACGAGGCAGTTCGCCCATCGCGTGGACGCCGTATCGCGCCGGATTACGGCAGCGGCAATTCGGTTGTTGGTCAGGACGCGCGTACGCTCCGCGACCAGGCTCGCCGGCTCGAGCGCGATCACGACATCTCCCGCAACGCGCTCAACGTGCTGGTGCAGAACACGGTTGGTTCCGGCATTGACGTGATCCCGGCGCCACGCCTTCCCGGGCAGCCGGTTGATCGCGAGCTCGCGCAGCAGTTGCGCGACCTGTGGGACGACTGGTGGGATCGCCCCGAGGTGACGTGGACGCACGACTTCGGCAAGTGCCAAGACCTCATCGCGCGCAGCTGGTACCGCGACGGCGAAGCGCTGTTCCAGGCGCTGGCCGGTCCGGTGCCGCTGCTCGACCACGGCACTGTCGTGCCGTTCTCCATCGAGATGCTCGAAGCGGATCTTCTGCCGCTCGACTTCAACGACAGCGCTCGCGGCATTTTGCAAGGGATCGAGCGCAATGCGTGGGGGCGCCGCACGGCGTACCACTTGTACAAGCGTCACCCGGGCGACCCGGACTCCTTTTCGACCGAGACAAAGCGCGTCCCCGCTGAGTTCGTTCACCACATTGCGCTCATCGATCGCATTCACCAGGTGCGCGGTCTGTCCGTGTTCGCCAGCGTCATCGCGCGGCTGGAAGATATCAAGGACTACGAGGACAGCGAGCGAATCGCTGCGAAGGTCGCGGCGTCGCTGTGCGCTCAGATCATCAAGGGTCAGCCCGAAATGTACGGCGCGGGCGACGGCATGGCGACTGCAGCCGTCGTCGAATCGGGACAGGCCTACCGCGCGCTCACCATGCGCCCGGGACTCATCGCCGATGACCTGCTCCCCGGCGAACGCGTCGAGGTCATCGACAGCAAGCGGCCGAATCCGAACACCGAAACGTTCCGCACCGGCCAGCTGCGCGCAGCCGCCGGTGGTTTCGGCACGAGCTATAGCAGCTTGTCGCTGGACTACAACGGTTCGTATAGCTCGCAGCGTCAGGAACTCGTGGAGAAGTGGGGCGGGTACCACAAGGCCGGCGAGTTCTATATCGCCCAGGTCGTGCGGCCCATCTGGCGTCGCTTCGTCGAGGCCGCGGTGCTGAGCGGCCGCGTTCGCGTGCCGAAGGGCTGGACCTTGCGCCAACTCGCCGCAGCGACCTACGTGCGCCCGGTGATGCCGTGGATCGACCCGAAAAAGGAAGCCGACGCGCGCGCCATGCAGGAGGACCGGCGCTGGGTCGCTCCGCAGAAGAACGTGCTCGAGCTCGGCAGCGATCCCAACGACGTGCTGCAGCAGAGCGCGGAATGGCAGGCGCAGCTCAACGAGCACGGTCTCCAGATCCCATCGCAGGCGCCTTCGGCGCCGCTAGCCGCTCCCGAGGAGACCGAGTGATGAAATCCCGTCTGCTGTCCACTGCCTTGATCCTCGCCATGGCTGCGTCGTCGCCGATGGCGAACGGCGATGGCATCGATCGTCCGCCGGTGCCGTCTGTGTTGGCTCTGTCGCAGCAGGGCAACGAGGCCGAGCTGCTGATCTATGGTCCGATCGGCGACATCTTCTGGGAGGGCGTGTCGGCGCTGGCGATGGTCGCCACGCTTGAGCAGCTCCACGTCGACACTATTCGCGTGCGCATCAACAGCCGTGGAGGCGTGGCAACCGAAGGCATTGCGATCTACAACGCGCTCAAGCGCCACAAGGCGCGCATCGTCGTGGTCATCGACGGCTCTGCGGAGTCGATCGCGTCGCTCGTGGCGATGGCCGGCGACGAAGTGATCATGCCGCGCAACACGCTGATGATGATCCACGCGCCGTACATCAACCAAGGCGGCAACGCAGTGCAGAAGCGCGCTCAGGCTGACGTGCTCGACACGATGGCCGCAGCGATGGCTGAGAGCTACGTCGCGAAAACCGGCAAGCGTGATGAGATCGAAGCACTGCTTGCCGACGGACTGGACCACTACTTCACCGCCGCCCAGGCGCTTGAACTTGGCCTGTGCGATCGGATCGACGAAGAGGTCGAAGAGCCGGTGCCGCAGGCCGCCGCTGCTGCCGCGATGGTCAGCTACCTGAGCGCGATCGCGCACGCCCCGGCAGACATCGGCGGCGGTCTGCGGAGCCGCATCCAAGCCGCGGCCACTCCCCAAATTTTCGCCTCGCTACCCGAGGTAACCCAACGGGCGGTCGTCGCCCACATCGAGGATCCCATGCACAAACTCCAGCTCCAGACCATCCTCGCGAACGGCGGCGGCAACAACCCGCAGCCGGCCGCGCCCGTCGCCGCGGCGCCGACGCAGGTGATCGTGACCGGTGGCGATACCGCCGCCGCGGTGGCTGCCGCCGTTGCCGCGCTGCAGACCCGCAACGCCGAGATCGTCGCGCTGGCGCAGCCGCACCTCAGCAACGAAGAGGTCCGTGCCTACGTCGACAGCGTCATCGCTGCTGCGGACCCGCAGGTGACGGCCGGCGATGTAGGTAAGCAGATCCTGGCGCTGATGGCGAAGGGGCGCGGTCCGCTCGGCGGTAATGCGTCGGTAATCGCCGGTCAGGACCAGCGCGACAAGGAGCGCACCGCGATGGCGCAGGCGCTGGACAATCGTGTGGGCGTGGCTGCCACCGACGGCCAGAACCCGTTCCGCGGCTTCACCATGTTGGAGCTCGCCCGCGCCTGCGCCGAACGTGCGGGTGCCAACGTGCGCGGCATGGACCGCATGGATGTCGTCGGCCTGGCGTTCACGCACAGTTCCAGCGACTTCCCGCAGCTGCTGGGCAACACCGCCAACAAGGCGCTGCTGCGGGGCTACAACGACCAGGCCGAGTCGTTCTCCAGCTTCACGCGCCCCGTGCCGGTCAGCGACTTCAAAGCGAACACGCTCGCGGGCTTGGGCCTCTTCAGCAGCCTGGACATCGTTCCGGAGAGCGGCGAGTACAAGTACGGCAAGTTCAGCGAAGCCGGCTCGCCGATCAAGCTGGTCACCTACGGCAAGATGTTCGCGATCAGCCGCCAGGCCGTCATCAACGATGACCTCGGCGTGCTGTCGGATGTCCCGCGCAAGATGGGCATGGCCGCCAAGCGTTCGGTGGGCGACGCGGTGTACAGCCTGTTGACCAGCAACCCGACGCTCGCCGACGGCGTCGCGCTGTTCCATGCCAGCCACAAGAACCTGATCACCTCGGGCTCGGTCATCAGCACCACCAGCGTCGATGGCATGCGCGTGTTGATGGCCACGCAGACCACCTCGGACGGCCAGACGATCCGCGTGCCGCTGAAGTACCTGGTGGTGCCGGTCGGCCTCGGCGGTCTGGCACGGACGGTGCTCGAAAGCCAGTTCGAAGTCAGCGGCGGCAAGAACCTCACCACGCCGAACATCGTTCGCAACTCGTTCGAAGTGATCGAGGATCCGCGCCTCGACGCGGCCAGTGCGACCGCGTGGTACGGCGTGGCCGATCCGAACCTGATCGACG